AAAGCTGACTTGAAAAAGCAACCAGATTGGTAAGCTGCTGCTTTTACATCTTCAGTACTTGTTGTATCAACAGTTTCTGCTAATATCATACTTGCCTTTTCAGCCCCATCAGCAAGACCTTTGTTAACAGGTACAAATAAACCACTTGCTGTAATTTGACCTAAAACAGTACCAGCAGTTAAAACACCTTGATTTTTAGCAAGGATAATACCTTTTGCTACTGCAGCAGGTTGAGTACCAGCAATTAAATTAGTTGCATCATATTCTACAAACATAATACCTCCCTATAACATGCTAGCTAGTTCACTAGCCATATTCTTGATTTCCTCACCTTTTGTTGATTGATCATCATCAGCTGGTGTGATTTCATTCAAAACATTAGCATCATTTTGAATGCCCTCTAAAGTTTTAGTTCTTAACTTGTTTTGCGCTCTAGTTTGAATCATAGCAAACTCACCAGCATTAACAGGTTCTTCGAACATTGCCTTGTTTGCAAGTTCTTCTTGACCAGGGGCAGTCAATTCTTTGATGTTCTTGATTCTTTCTCTCTCAGCTTTTGCAACAGATTCTTTGATTTCGTTGTAAAGCTCAGGGTGTTTGTTTTGTAAATCTTGTAGGTTCACAATTTCCTCCTCTTGTTCATTTGATGGCTCTGAAGCCATAGGTTTTGGTTTTGGCTTTGACGCCATATTCATAAACTGCATTGGCATCTTATCAAAATACCTACAGTCTATATCTAGACCATTGAGATTCATATGATCTTCAGACATCATCTGAACATCCATCTGAATTTCATCATCCATTACATCTGCATAACCAGCTGCAATAGCATCTTCAGCTGTCATCCATGTTTCTGTTTCCATTGATTTTGCAATAGTTTCCTTATCAATGCCTGTACGGTCATGATAAGCTGCAATGATTGACTCCTTGATTTTTTCAAGTTCGCTAATAAACTTTTTAAGTTCTGTCGCATTTACATAACGACATAAGCCAATCATAGGATCATGAATCATCATCATGGCATTCGATGGAATAATAATCTTATCACCAGCCATAGCCACAACTGATGCAGCAGAAGCTGCTATACCATCAATAAAAACTTTAACAGTTGCATTATGCTTTCTTTTATAGTTTCTAATTGAATTCAGAATTGAATGACCTGCAAAAACATCACCACCATAAGAATTGATTCTTACATGTAATTCGTTTTTTCCACCTAAATTATCTAAATCCTTATTAAATTGTTTTGGTGTGACTTCATCATCCCACCATGTAGTATTAGCAAGCGAGCCATAAATAAGCATCTCACCAATATCTTCGTTTTCAGCACTGTTCTTAATTTCCCAGAATCGCTCAGCGCCTTCAGCCTTATTAAACAAAGCTGGATTAAACTTTTTTGGCATTAGTAACCTCCAATAGACCTGAGTCTTTCATCAACTCATTTTCTTTCTTGGCAGCTGTCATGTTATCCCTAAAGGATCCACCTGTTAAGCCCATAGTTTCTTGTTCTCTTGTTGAGAATCCTTCTTTAACTCTTTTAGCTGCAGCATTAACTTCTTTTAATGGATCTATTTGCCCTGGTGCAGGACCATTCCACTCAGCACCACAATAAGCCTTTCTAATAATAGGATCTTCTAAAAAACCAGGTGCAGAAATTCTACCCTTTGCTACTGCTTCTGTTAGCCATTCCTCATAGATAGGTTGACAGAAATCATTGGCAAACCAATCTCTCTTCATTCTGAAAGTTTTCCAACCTTCTAATAATGCTGCTCTTGATGCAGAATAAGATTTATTAAAATCCTTTAAAAGTAAATCAGCTGGTATCTCAAGTGCTGCACCTATTTGAATTGAAATAGCTTTGATGAAAGTATCAAAACCTGAGTTTGGTCTAGCAGGATTTGCCTCTTTAACACTTTGACCTTCAGCAAGTTCTACAATCGCACCTGGTGCTAATTTGATGTTAGATGGCTCATCGTCATCATCTTCATCTTCAGCTGGTGTAGTAGAATCATATGGATCATCATCAGCACCAAAGGCACCTAAGTTTTCATTATTCTTATTTTCAATGAAAACAGTAAAGAATGCAGATATAACAGCAGCTGTAATCTCAGCTTCTGTGTACCTTGTCATTTGCTTTAAAGCTTCAATGACTTGTGCAATCATTGGAAGTCCTCTTAACTGACCAACCCTCTCACTCATCATGAGGTGAATGATGTTTTGGCGTCCTGAATTCTTTCCAAACTTTTCAATACGTTTGTACTTTGACTGAAGACCTTTAGAATCACCAGGAAAATGATTCAATAAATGATAGGCTACCACATCACCATATTTACCAATTTCAACACCTGCTCTTATATTCTTTTTAGAATTATAATTATCAGGTGTCCTTATACGATCTGGTTCAATTAACATGACTCTGATATCATAGGGTAATTGGACTCTAGGAATCATGGGGAGCAACGAAAAAGTATCACCGTTAATGGCCCAACAAGAAAAAGCCAGTTGTTGAAGTTCATAAAAGTTATTCATACGTTGTGCATCACAATGAATAGATTCAGCCCACAACAGCCACTCGATTTCAGTTAGTCGCTCCCAAGCATCCGCTTGCTGATCAGACATATTAAGAAGTTCTCTTATTATCTTAGGTCGCATCTTAAGACCAGAACCAACCACATTTGTCCTTGAGGTTTTTACAGCACTAGTAGCAAGTGGCGCAGAATAAAATAGATCTCTTGAACGTTCTCTTAAATCATCTAAGTTTTCATGAATATCTTCATCAGCTGATCCAGATGAAGGATGCCATGAGACCATTGAGTTTTTAGTCTTTGATGCACCATGTTCTGAATAACCCTTATTCATAACATCTAATGCTTGTCTTGCAGCGGTTCTTTTCAGTCCAGCCTTAGGATTAAAAAAGGACACTGCTTTATCGATTAAGTTCATGCATTAATCCATTGGTACAACATTCTTTATACGAATACTGCCCTTTCCTTTCAACTTTCTATTCAGCATACTCACTTTGTTTTCCCAGAACTTCACTGAATTTCTAATTTCACTTAGATTAGCCTTGGTTACAGTCTTACCATCAATGGAATAAGATTGACCTGCCATAACTTGAGCTTCAGCTTTGATCCAGTCATCTCTCATCATTTTTGCTTGTTCAAGCCTTTGTTTATTTGTAATGATCCTCACCTCCTACTAAATACCTGAAGAGTGCATTCGACTCTTCTTCTTTTTCTTCTTAGCTTTTCTCACTGGAACTGGTGTTACTTCAGTGCCAGCTAATCTATTCAAACTCTGCTCTACTGCATCAAAATTAGGATTAAGTATCTCTAACGCTGCAGAAGCATAGTTTCTTAGATCCCATGGTTCATTACGAGTTACTATTTTAGTCCAAACAAAGACAGCTTTACCTGCCTTGTATTTAGTCAGTTTCTTTTCTGAACATAAACCCTCAAAATACTTTTGATTGTAACCTCTAGATTCACCCTCAACTTGATCAGATGGAAAGTGACAGAAACCAGGTGGATAAGACTGGCCATCTTCAGGCACTTGAGCTTTAAGGTTTGAAAACATGATTTCCTTACCATTATCAACACCTAAAGTAAAAAGAACCGCTTCATAGCGATTCTTTCTAGAATATCCTCCGATATATGGCACATCATATGAGCCTTTACCCTTAATGGCATAAACTTTCTTATGTTCTCTTGGTCTAGTAAACTTATAAACATAGTCAGGTAAGTAACCTGAATCCACACATGTACACATAATTGGTATTTCGGTACCATTAGGTAACTTGTACTTTCTTGATAAAAAGGTATCTAATGCATTCCAGACTGTAGGTTGCTTAGGATCTCCATAAATCTGTTTGTAATAGATACCCCACGACTCCTTATTTTTACCCCATCCAACAATTTCTATCTCAAGACGATTATCTTGAACATCAACACCAGCAGTTAAAAGTAAAACACCAGCTGGTAGTTCAGTATGATAAACCTCTCTTCTTGCATATAATATGTCCTTGTTTAAAGTATCTCCTATTTCATCTTCCCAAGTTTCACCTAAGTAAGTATTTACAAAAGTTTTTAATGCTTCTTTTCCTTTTTTCTTAGCACTTAAGAACTTAACAACAATAGACTCCCATGATTCCCAAGGACTTGCAAGTGCATTTAAGGCAAAGCCACGTTTACTTTTTCTTTCAGGATGTTTAGCTATATATTCACCTTCACCTTTGGTCCATTCATACTTTGTGAATTGTTCTCTACAAAACCTGCATTCCATCATAACAGGACTTTTGACTTCATCACCTGATTTTTTAAATTTGATTTGTTCAAAGTCTAAAGGTTGAAGCCTGTCACACATAGGACATGGTAAGTTCCAAGTTTCCATAGTTGACTCATTATATTCTTTTTCTATTCTCGAAATGCCTTTAATCGTAGGAGTCGAAACAAATATAAACTTCTTGTCCCAAAATGTCGCGGTTCTTTTTTCAGCAAGAGACAATGGATCACCTTCATCACCAGCTGATGCTGGAAATCTATCAATCTCATCAGCAAACACTTTCTTAATTGGTCTAGAAGATAAACCTACAGGTGAGTTTGCTCCTACCATAGCTATATAACCACCACGAAAAGATTTTTCTAATATAGTATTTTCACCATCACGAGATCTAGCTTCACCTACCTTACCTTGCAAACATGGTGTGTCTCTTAACATGGGGGAAAGACGTTTTTTTGACCATGTTTTAGCAAGGGCTTCAGTAGGCATTACAACTAACATTGGACTGGGATCTATATCTATAGTACAGCCAATACCATTATTCATTAACTCCGTTTTACCAACTTGAGCTGATGACTTAATAATCACATATGTAACTTCTGGATCATTCATTGCATCTTGAATGGCTCTTTGATAAGGCGCTCTATCAGCTGAATATTTACCAGGTTCTGAAGAAGCCTCTCTTGATAAAACTCTATTTTTTTCAGCCCATTCAGTAACCGTAATATTAGGTGGTGGTTCTACTAGTTTTGCTAACCTCTTAAATAGGTCCACTGTCTTAACTTCAACTGTCATCTTCAACACCTTCACTGAATAGATCAGGAGAGTAATCAGCTAATTCAATTAAAGCTTCATTGATGGTACTCTTTAAAATCTTACTCACTTCTATCACATCATGTTCATTAGCAAGACCAGGCGCAAGTTTTGCTGGCATTGCGAGCATCTTTGCTCTGAACTTAAAAAGCATATCAGCCATAACTCTCTCAAT